CAAATAAAAGGAGCTGCTGGGGGTGGCTATGCCGGTTGGAGTTATAGTAGTGGTGGAAACAGATATGCATACGTGCAACCACATCAAGAAGGTGGACAAAATTTCATTTCACCTACTCAAAGAACAAGTAGTGATGGTACTACAGTAGTGTATCGTGGGTATGCAAATGAACCAATTTTTGGTGCCTACGCTCAAGGTACACGTTCTCCACAAGATATGTATTATTCATGGGAGAGAACTGGTGGTATTAATGAGCTACGTGCTGGTACGTATCAATTTAATCCCCAAGGTGCTGCTGATGCTGCTCCTAAAGATATAACTAAAAAACTAGAATCTATATCAAGGGTAAAAGATAAATTAAATGATGAAGAAAAAAAAGATAAATTAAATAATGAAGAAAAAAAAGATAAATTAAATAATGAAGAAAAAATTGAAGTTACACAAGAAGAACCTTTGCAGCAAGCAAAAGAACCTTGGCAGGAAGCATTGGAAAGATATAAAACAGACTTAGAGGCAGGATATGCTGAAATACGTAGGGCGCAAAAGGTTTACAATGAAAAGAAAGCAGCAGGAGATATGGAAGGTGCTGAAAGAGCACATGTGTGGGCTAATCAGATACGTGATGCTATGGGTATTGCACACCTATATAATCCAATTGACGGTTCTTATATAGGTGGTGAACCACTTAATGTTAATCCTAATGCAACAAATATCAATACAAATACTAATCCTCTTGATACTGATTATTTACAAACTATGGAGGATTTAATAATAGAACAAGAGTTGGCTTATATAGAGCAGCAGCAAGCACTATTGGCTATGGAAAGAGATAGACAGATTGCTGAATTAGAAATGATTTATGAAAGGCAAGTTGCTGAAGGCAAGTTGTCGGTTCGTGAAGCAGAAGAAGCATTTGAAGCTGAGAAGAAACAAATACAGCAAGATTACTACGAGTCTGTACAAAGGCTTAACATCTATGCTCAGAACATGGGTATAGCAAATTCTCAACAGATGATTGGTTTGATGCAAGGTGATGCTTATCGTAAAGAGCAGTTAATTAGCGATGCTAGGAGTAAATACAACAAACGAGTTGCTGATATACGAGATAGAATTAATAGTTTAATGAACGAAAGAGATATTGGTATTGCAAATGCTAATGCTCAGTATAACGCAGGCGTTATAAATGCGTCGGCAGAAGCTAGATTGAATAGCAGCAATCAACTATTCAATCTGTATCAGACTGAATACCAGAATCAATACGCAAGACAGATAGCCATTGAACAAGCCTTGCTACAATCACAATTGAGAATTCAAGAAATGGTTAAACAAGGCGAGATAACTGCCCAGCAAGCAGAAATTGCATGGGAAAGAGAGAAAGAAAGGCTTGCTATTCAGTTCGGTTATGATGTGTCATTAGCCAATATAAATAATGCGGCTGCTGCGGCTAGAGCTGCTGCTGGTCGTCGAAATAGAGATGATGATTTTGAATTGACACTATTGAGAGAAGCAGAGTCACTTGGTATTGACCCTGATAACTTGCCTGAAGGAGCTAAGAACTTACTTCATGCTGTTACGATGGTACGTGAACAAAAGGAAGATGATGCTTTGATAAAAAAGGCTATTCTTGAACGCACGTTAGATAAAAAGATTGATGAAGCAATTGAAGCTGTGGCTCAAGGAAAACCTACAAAACCAACTAGAAGTCCATTAGCTACTGATGGCGATTATTTGGATAAGAAATATAAACAACAAATGGAAGCTTATGAGCGGCAATTGAAGGCCTATAATGAAGGTAAAGCTTTTCTTGATAAATATGGTATTGAATATTAGGGCGGAATAATGTATGAAGAGATTAGAAAGCTATTATAATACAGATAAATATCTTAATACAAATAAATACTTAAATACAAGTAAATATTATAGAACTGGCCTTGGGTATACTCCAAAATACAAAAAACTCAATCTCAAATCAAAACCAAGCTATCTTCCCATCGAAGAAGATAGGAGTATTATTGATAGGCTGTTTGATGTAATGTCAATTGGTAACTACACAATTGCTGGTGCTGTCAAATCTTTTCAAGATGGAGGTAGTATTTGGAGTGGTGCATGGGAAGGTTTGAAAGCTGCCAATCCTCTTGGTAGTGGTTATACCAAAGGTGAAGTAACGTGGTCTGATGTATTGGAAAACGGTGGATGGAAAACCGATACCACTGGAGGTAAAATTGCTCGTGGTGCTGTTGGTTTTCTTCTTGATGTGCTTTTAGACCCGCTTACTTATGTAAGTTTTGGTGGAGCAGCTATTCTTAAAGGTACTGGTAAGGCAGCATTAAAGTCAACTCATGGCAAATTAATCCGCAAAGTAGCAGATGAATTCAGTGTTGACATATCAGAGGGAATGACTGAAGAAGCGGCTAAGAAGATTATCTTAAAACAATCGTTCAGGCGCAATTATGATATTGCTGATGATGTGCTAGAAGTCGAAGCTAAGAATCTTGTTAAACGTTTTAATAACGTTCTTGGCATACGTCCTGAAGCTAGAGATATTACTCTTAGCCTTAAAAATATGCCTTTTGGCGAAAAACTGTTTCCTAATTCTGAAGTATTTAAGCTTGTTGATGGGAAAACATTGCAGAAATTAGGTGATAGCACTGGTATTGCGCCTAAATATGCTATATTGCGTGATAAGATTTATGGAAGTGTTTTGGGCAAACATTTCTCAACCATCACACCTCTATATTACCTCTCTAAAACCGACCCTGGTGCGTTCTATGACTTTGTAAGGTATGTTGATTATGTACGTGGTCTGAACGCTGATAGGTTGGCTAAAAATCAAATGATAATCAATGCAGCAAAAGAATTGGCCAACCTAACTCCTGCTCAGAATAAACAGTTGATTGAGTTGATAGAAGATGCCAGTAAGTGGCATTATGTCACCGATGCGATTAATTTTGTTGAAACCAAGTTGGGGCAACGTAAAAGAATTGAAATGGTTGCCAAAGCTGAGCAAATGCGAAGAAAACTTGGTGAGTTAGTTGAGAAACGAAATAACATACAGAACATCATAAAAAATAGTGAAAATAAGATTGGTCAATTGAATGAGACTCTTGCAAAGCTTGAAAAAGAGTATCAGGAAGAATTATTTAACATAGACCTTAAAAATATTAGCGAATCATCTACACGCCAGCGTTATCTGGAGTTATTCCAAGAGGAAATCGATAGGATAGAGGCACAAAAAGCCGAAATCGTCTCAAAGGCCTCTAAAACGCCCGTAGACGAAAAAAGCCTTGAATATGAACAAAGTATCAAGGAGATACAAGAACGTGTCGCTACGCTTAAATTAGAGGCTAAAAATATTACGAAGCAGCTGAAAAAGTTAAAACAAGAAGAAGCAAATGTAGTAAAAAGTATAAATAAGGAAAAAGAGGAAATAGCTACCACACTTGATGCAGCAAAACAAGCTGAGATTAACCAATTGATGAAGCGTATGGATGAAATACGCAATGAGTATAAAAATATAAAGTCGAAAGATTATTCTTCACTTCATAAGCCCCTTGTTGATGAGTGGGAAAGCATAAAATCTGAAAAAACCAAACCAAGTTATAATAAATACTCAAAAATCGAGTTTGTTAGGAAACTTTCTACTCATTTAACCGGCAACCCTAAAGCTATAGGATTTAGCACTTACGATAGAAATATTGATATTATTATCGATATGATGAGAAAAGGTGTTCCGTATGATGAAATACTTGATTTCATCGCTGAACATAGTAAATACTTTGATGGTACATTTGCTCATATGTACTCATGGATAGCTAAACAATTAAACTATGAATCTTGGGTAGAAGCCTATATAGAGCCAAGAAGGAAGTTATTAGAAGCTATTCGTAAAGAAGGCATGACTGCTCACAATTCCCTTCAATATGACAAATTAGAAAACCTTCGTCAAAAACGGCAATTTTTAATATCTAAATTAGAAGATTCAAAAGATGCCAAAGAGTTAATGAGGCGTATCAGTGATTTTGAAGACATGATGTTGATGTCTGGTAGGAAGGATGTTATCTATAGGGAAATGCAGCTGAAAAAAGCTGCCCAGGCACAAGCAATGACTAGAAAGATTGATACTGCCAGGATAACCGATTTGCCACCAGAAAAAATAATCGATGATATGCTGAGTGAGAAAAAATACAAAACTCGTGAAGAGGCTATTGAAGCTTATAATAAGCTGCGTGGAACATTGCAGCCAGGTAAAGTACAAGAAGAAACTTATCCAACTGTATTAAGTAATATCATTGAAGCTGAAAAGCGTAAGAAAGAAAGAGAAGTATATAACTTTAATCTTACTTCTTATGATATTGATGATATGTATGCGTATATTGACCAATATGTATATAAAAAATTAAAAGGTAATGAAGCACCTCTTTATAAAGAAAGACTTATTAAATCCTTAATAGAAGATGTCAAAAAACTAAACCAGACTTTTGAATGGAAAGATTTGAATGGTAATAAACAAAAAATAAATTGGACTCAGTTGACTGATAAGCAAAAGGAAATATTGGTTGGCATAGCTTACAGAAGGCATTTTGGACATTATACTGATGAAGAACTTGCTGAATTTGCCATATTAGACAAAGTTCAAGCAGCAGCAAAGAAAACTCTGAAAGACCGGTATGAAGCTGAGAAGATTTCTCACATCATAGATAATGTGAATATCGGTGATGATGTGGAAATTAAACTATATGGAAAAGATTCTGATGCTGATTTAATGAATGTCACTATAACTGATTATCGGCTGCATGATAAAAAGCATGGTCAAATCTTTGAATACACTGGTATTAATAAAGCTGATGGTTCTGAGGTAACATTCTATCCTACTGATGTGGTAAATATACTTAAAATAGGCAAAGTAACGGATATTGAAGGACTTATTCGGCAGTCTGAGGTTACTAAACGTGCTGTTCAGTATGCTGATGAGTTAAAAGACGAATATATCAAGTTACAAGACGAATTAGCCATCATAGAGAGAAAGTATGCTTTTGAAGCTGAAAAGCAAATCGCAAACCTTGAGCAAAAAATATTAGATATTGAATTAACCTATGGTTCAAAAGTGGACAATCTTGAAGAAGCAAGAGAAGCTTTGCGTGATGAGATTAAGGAACTTCAAAGGCAAACCAAAAATGAAAAACTCAGAATAGCCAGGTTGAGAAAGAAGCAAGAATTAGCTGATGAACTTGAAGCTAAGCGGATTGCCGAAGAACTAGCATCGTTGGAAAGCAAGTTGTTGGAAAAGCAAAAAGCAATAATGCAGCTGCAAACAAATGAACGGTACTTCTCAAATGTTCGGGCAAGAAAGATAGAAAATGCTACTCGTGAGTTTGAAAGACGTGCGGCCTCTATTCGGAACAATATTGAGAGATATGAAAGTATTGCTGCAAACTATGCTGAAAAACTGAAACGTGCTGAGTTTGAAACTTTGGACAAAGAGTTAGAAGAATTGCAAACTATAGAAAAAGCTATCGAATCGGATGATTTCTTTGATTCCTATATGCGTTCGGAATTAGGTAATGAGAAAGTTGATAAAGCAATATTGAAGGAAAAATTCGATGTTATTGAGATTGCTTTGAATGAAGACATAGACATAGATGATAGACTCAGAGAAGTGGCTAATTTTATCCGTTCTGAAATGGTTAAGTGGGGTAGAGAGGAAGTAGATATCGGCAAGTTGAATAAAGGCCAGTTGTACGCCAATTTAAAGAGCTATCTGCCTCATATACTGACTCCCGAAGGAGAAATGTTGTTAGCACGGCAAAAAGCTACTGGTGGTATAGAAGGATTTGGTGATTCTTTCGGTTATGGTCGTGAATTTAACCAATATGCAAGAAGCAGAACTTTTGTAATTAAAAATGATGACGACCTTTAACATGAAGCCAACTATCATCGAGGCTAATGAATACTTCAAAAAGTTGGCAAAGGGTGACAATGTATTCTCTGATGTGTTAAGTGACATATACATGGCCCGTGGCTTAAAGCACAATGATTTGATGTATGATGATGCCTATATGCGGTCAATGCTTGAAATGTTCGGTGATGACCTAATCGATGGTATATATGTAAAATCTGGTTACAAGGCAGTAATGAATTTTGGTATGGCTCAAGACGGAATGAAAAATATGGCAAACTTAGCTGTGAGAACCCACATATCTGATGCGGTTAATGAATATCTTGAAAACCCTGAAATACTTGAAAAAATTAAATTGAATGTTAACAAACAGATAGCACATCACAAAGTATCGTCAGCAGCCGAATATGACTATCTTTACAAGAAACTGCTTGGTGAGGAAATAACCAAGGTATCAAACAAGTTTATTAAGGAAATGTTCCCACTGGAAGAACGTAAAAAATTGTTCCAAGAAAGTCTGACCAATGTTATCGAGTTATCGGGTATGAAGAATAGTTTAGAAGACATAGCAACACCTATGCTTGAGTTATCAACAGAACAGATAGAAGCCCTGAAAAACACATATGAGCATATTCAACGTGATTATTTGCGTACTGTAAAACGGTCGTATATAAGTTTTATAAGAGGCAAATGGTATGAAGTGAACGGTGAAAAGATTCCTGGTGATGTAGTAGTTGCAATGAATAGGGCTATGGAAAACCTATCACCGGCAGAGTTGAAGGAATTTATTAATACTCGAATCGAAGCATGGCCAATGGACGAATTAGACCGGCTCAGAGTTGATAAAATGCTTGAAAAAATTGATGAATCTGTAAAACATCCTTTGCAGATAAAACAGGTTAACGATGCTATAGTTGAAAAAGCCAATCGAATGAGAAAAGTACAAATAGCCAAAGATAACAGCCGAATGCTGCAACTATGGGATAAAGTAACTCACTTCATTAAACTCAATCAAACCACAATTATGCCCTCGTTCCACTTGAGAAATAAATACTCAAATATGTTCAATAACTGGCTTGTCATCGGTCTTGATGCGATTGACCCTAGATTACAAAAAGCATCAGCACAAACCATTTACTATATGCGGAAGAACGAACCTGAAAAGATAAGTAATTTGACCATCAATATAAATGGTGAGGAAAAGCAGTGGTCAGAGTTATATCAATTAGCTATGCAGTATGATGTTATTGATGAAGGTTTTTTCAAGATGGACTTAGGTACTGGATTTGAGAGAGGGTTACTTGGTAAATATATAAATCCTAAGTATGACCCAACTGATGTGAAAAACTTTGTATGGTATAAGAAGGGTGCGGAAGTAGGAAGTCTTATCGAAGGTCAGGATAGGTTACTAAACTTTGTTGCTTGTTTAAGAAATGGCAAAACACCTGAAGAAGCTGCTGAACTTACTAGAAAAGCTTTGTTTGATTACTCCGATTTGACAGCGTTTGAGAAGAATGTAATGAAACGGATAATTCCTTATTACACCTGGTTAAGAAAGAACGCAGCGTTGCAATTAGAAATGATATTAGAGCAGCCCAAAAAGTATATGTATATCAGCAAAGTAGTTCATGGTATTGAAGGTATGGTTGATGATGAAGATAAGATAAACAGAGCATTTGTGAATGAATTTGCGAAAGATTGGGTACAAACACCATTTACTGTAAAGAACCCAGAAGGTAGAACAGAAGTTGTTTTGTGGAATCCCAACCTGCCTTACATGGACTTAGGTAGAATACCTAATCCCTTCAATATAAAAGGTTCTGTAAAAGAACTATTCACACAAACCAACCCCTTGATAAGAGTTCCTATTGAACAGATACAGAATTACAACTACTTCTTTGAATCACCCATTGTTAAAGATGGTGGTAGTCAGCTAAATAGAGTAGACCATGCTTTGAATAATTTTGCTCTTTATAACTTTGGTACTGGAATGGCTGAAAAACATGGGGTTGACTTGGGGCTGCATGTACTTAATGCAACCAGTGGGTTGAAATTCTTATCATATGACTATAATAGCTATAAATACCAGAAACTCGATGAGTTGAGAAAGAAGTATGGTGATAATTATAAGCCACAACCAAGTTTTGGTACTAAGGCATTAGATTATTTGGATAGTGTAATAGAAGGGTTTGAAGGTTCAATTAGTTATGCTACATCGGCAACATTTGATAAAATTTATGAATCAAGACCAACTAAGGCTTCTGAGTACACAAACGCTTTAAGACCGATATCTATTGCAAAATACGAACGACTTAGTGATGAAGAAAAGAAAAAATATATTCCTCCAACAAACGATGAAGTCATGGTGTTGAATAAGAAAGCCGTTGAACTTGAACAAAAAGAATTAGAAAAGACGGGTAAAATAAAGCGATATATATGGACATTCATGGAAAACAAAAATCTTGGTAGTAGGAATAAAGAATTTACGTTTGGTGAAGTAGTTCATGTTCGTGATGGTGATACCTTTGATGTGAAAATAGGAGACAAAGTTGAAACTGTTCGTATGTTGTTGATAGATACACCTGAAACAGTGCAAAAAGGTATGATACCGCAACCAGGTGGAGAGATAGCAAGTAACTACACTAAGAAGCACTTGTTGGGTAAAGATACTAAGATAGTGTTTGATGGTTCTCATAGGGACAAATATGACCGTATTCTTGGTTATGTAGAGATTGATGGAGAGGATTACAATCAAAGACTATTAGATGAAGGACTTGCTAAATTAGCATATATTTACGAACCATATTATGACCGTCTTGAAGATTATAGGAAAAGTGAAGAAAAAGCTTATCAACAAGAGAAGGGAATATGGTCTATACCAGATTATGCGAATCCTGGTGGTTATGGATATTTTAATACCTATTACGATGAAGCATTGGTCAGGAAACTGAACGAATTGATGGCTGAGAAGATGGGTGAGAAGGGGTGATGTAATGCCGGATGTAATTGCACAAATAGCGGAGAAATCTATAATTGCAGGAGGATTCTTTTATTTACTTTATTATCTCATCAAAAATATGGGATTAATATCAACTAACCTAACAAAGTTCGGTGAAAGTTTAAATGAGGTATGTACTACTTTGTTAAAGATTGATATGAGAATGGAACAAATTGAAGCAAGAATTACTAGACTTGAAGAAAGGGAGAGGGTTATATAATGAAAAAAAGTATTATTGCTCCTATTGTTGGCTTTATAGCGTTAGTGGTACAGTGGATATTTAATATTGATATCAGCGAAGAAGTACAGAGTCAAATTGTAGATTTTATTATCAACGGTGCTGCATTGGGAGCTGTGCTATATGGTATCTTTAAGAATCATTTTGATAAACAAGAAAAAGTAGAGTAGAAATAAAAAAACCCCTCTTTCGAGGGGTTATTTTTTTTAATACAATGAGTTAATGGTAGTTTACTTTACTAACTGCAAAGCTTTGGTTCTTGCGCTGTTTGTCTGAGGGGTAATACATAACTCTATTCTAGGGTTTTTTTTGTCGTATTCGACAGATTGGATTCTCGGACAAACGTAATAATCATTATTATAAACTATGCCTTCCATCACATCAAGTAAGAGTTTAAGCATATTGTGACTGTCTCTTATTCTTCTATCTGGCATGAAGAAAACTAGGTCTAAATAATACCATGTTGATGGGGATTGTTTAATCCAATTCTGTTCTTCTATTGCCGCGTTAATCAACGCTCTGCTTTTCCTGATGTAGTTTTCAGCTTTGCTTGTTAAGTGTTTACCACCATTACGAGTGTTGTAATACATATGGTTAACGCTAGGTGGGAGAGGTAAAGACATCTTGAGGCGTTTGGTAGGGTAGAGTGGCTTGTCACGATATAAGTCTTTGACTGGTTCTGCGATTGGTATTAGTGTCACCTCCTTATCTATATTATAGATAAATAGAAAAGTCCTGTATAATCGCTTAGGAAATAAAAAAAAAGCCACCCGTTAAAAGGTGGCTTTAATTATTTAGAAAACATATTAATTTTTGTTATTCTTTAATTTTTATCATAATTATTTTCCTGAACTACCAATACCACCGGTTCTTTCAGTGTTAAGCTTTGTATCTTCATCTGCTGTTAGGTATTTAACAAAGATGCCTTGAGCTATTCTATCACCGGCAGCAATAGTAACTGCTGTACCTGATGTGTTCTTAATAGCTATAGCTATGTTGCCATCGTTGTCAGGATTGTTATAATAACTTGAATCAATGATACCAACACCATTTGAAAGAACTAAGCCTTTCTTTATAGCAAGCGATGAACGGATGTAGATTTTCAATACTTCATCAGGTTGCATATAAGCTTTGACATCAGTAAAGATAACAACAGTGTGACCAGGAAGAATCTGAACATCTTTTGGAGCATAGAAATCATATCCTGCTGAACGTTCGTCTGCTCTTGTTGGCAGTTTTATATCGACAGGAATGGAAATTTTATTTTTTTTCTCATCAGTGAGAATGTTAAATGCTGTACGAAAATCTTTTGAAACGACTTCAAAACCTCTTATTTTGGGCATTTGTAACCTCCTATGTCGGTAATTAATATTTCAATCATCGTATTGGACAAACTCCTGTTTCACACGATTCTAAGCCTTCTTCTGTGGCTAAACATTCATCGTGTTCGTATTTCAACAGCAAAGTATGGTCAAAGGGTTTCATCTTGGATTTTAATTCAATGTACTTTTCTTCTGTGATTTCTTCGTATGGAGCAAGTGGGTAAGAACCACCATCATAAGGCAGGAAGGAAACACCAATAAAATCATCCCAATTATTCCAAACAATATCTTTGACGGTATTCCACTCATCAGGTTTAACAGATATGGTATTGGATGAGTTCTGAGAAGTATAGCAGCGTTGGAACTTGAAATAGTTATCGAATTGTTCTTTAACATCTTGTTCATTACGAGTTTTCTTTGCACCTGATTTGATGGGAAAATCGATAACGACGGTACGTGGAGGTTCACCTATTGGAGTACCCACTTCTGGATTAATAGTCCAATTTAATTCTTTTGCTACATTAACAAGAGGGTCAGAAGCATTTATTCTGATGCGACGGATATAATAAGGTGAGTGACTAACGTGTAGACCACTGGAAACGCCACCAGCGACTTGTGAGAGGGTTCCTTCGGGCTTAATGGTAGTATCTAATAGGGGAGCAGGGATACGCATGATGTAGGCGAATCTAGCAGCCTCTTGGTTGGCTACGAGACTCAATTCTTCTAATAAAGCTTCTTGCTTATCAATGTCCCATTCCAACAAACTCATAGCATCCTGCCAGCCTGTTAACGAAGTACCGATAAGACGGTCACGTTTATGAACCTTGTCCCACTCTGGCAGCTCTAGGTCGAGACATGTCATTCTGACACCTGCCCTAGCAGATAAGGCTTGAGCTAACATTAAATCGCCAACTCTTAGTTTATAGCATGGTTCACCAGTACGGTCGTTGATAGACTCTTCGACAAAAGCCATAACATTGACTGTGGTGAGGTTACAAACACCATGACTATCAAGAAGGATTTCAGCACAAGGATTAAGGCCTTTACAATTGGGTCTGCGACGATTAGCAGCTTCAAGATTGACAAAGCCAGGTTCACCTTCTAACTGTATGATTTTAAGAATCAAATCAAGAAACTCTTGAGAAGGTTTTTGAGTAAAGGCAATCGAGTTATTGGACATACGACGGTGATAAAGTGGGCGTACATTAGGATTGTTGACTTCCATATTAGCAAGCCAATCAGGAACATCAAAAGATTGCTGCCTCAATCCCTCAATGATTTGATTGTGTAATTCTTGATTCCAAATGCCGTTAATACCGTATTTGGCAAGAATACACTCCCAATCATCCATATCACAAAGGAAGATTTCAGCAGTTCTGCGGACACCACCAACTACAACATTGTTACCGATGAGATTACCTATATCAAGAATATGAATAGGTCTGACTTTTCCAAGTTCATATGAATGATTAGGAACTTTGATTCTTTCTAATGGAGCAAGCATTTTATCCATCTGGCCTTTTAGAACTTTATCAATGCCTTCAAACATTTCTTTCATAGTTTCGGGGCCACTGGCAGTGCCGCCAAAAGTCATAAGTCTCTCACCATGAGGACGAATGGAATTGTAGGAAATTTTGATATGCTTGATATCTTTATACACAGGCATAGTGATGAGGTTAAAGAAAGTTCTGAGTGCTTCTACCCAACCTTCTTTACTGTCACCGATATAGATTTTGGCATAACCATTATCTAATATGTGCAGCTGAGTGTGTTCTAAACGTGATGCTTTATCTATGGGTTCATATGGAGAATGGATAAGTTCATAGTCTAATCGAACAGGAGGAAGGTTTGCAGCGTTTTCTTTGGAACATTTGAAACCACATCCGGTGCCGATAAGAAGCAAATAGAACAAGTCACATAAATCATCCCACTTGGTGATTTCTACAAAAGCACAGTTGAAGTTAGCTAGAGGGAATTTTTCAGCTACTCCAGATTCAGCACCACCAATCCAATGAGTACGACCAGAGAGGAATTGACGAAGGTTGAAGATATTATCGAAAAGCATTTCAGCTTCTTTGATAATTTCATTCGTGGGCGGTTGAAAATCGTTTTTCTCAAATTGGTCAAGTGCTATAGAGACATTGTAATCAACAGCCCTGGCGACTGCCTCTTTCCAGGTTTCTCTGCGGTTTAATGAGGGCAGCCATCTAGAATAAGTGCGATAAAATACAAATTGTCCAAGCTCATTCATATGTTCTGGCATATCGGGATACTTTGATAAAAATTCATCGCTTAATAATCTCATGTTGTGATTTGTTTGGATTATATTGAGTTAGTTTAAAACTCCTTTCTTATTGTAATTCTGAAAATAAAATGGGTAATTCTGAGTCATTAAAAGTTAAGTCTAAAATGACTGTACCACGACCATTTTTAACAAAAACATACCACTCACAAAGAACATCACTATGATAAATCGTAGGGTAAATGAATTTGGTCGATGGTTTAATGATTTTGTTTTTGATAAGGATTTTACGGAAATCTTCGTCGGTCACTTTATTTTCTTTGATAATGATTATGTCGAAAATATCCCTTATAAATTCCTTACCGTATTTTTCGATGTATTCATGCATAGTGTGTTTTCCTTTCGTTTATTGTAATTGTTTCCATGCTTGAATATCTGCACCTTCGCATCGACCACTCTTTTGATGGTTGCAGATTTTACAAGTGTAATACATCTTTTTTGTATCGTTAGGAATGTTGAAGTTACCCTTTTTTATTTGAGAAAAGAGAGATTGGACTTCTTTTACAGCATTATTAGGATGAATGCGGTAAATACGGTTTTTAACTGTACAAACGAAGGAACCATCTGTTTGTCTTTCAAATACGCGAGTTTTATTATCTTGTAGATACCAGAAGGTAAACTTGCGTACTGGAATATTGAAATGAGATTCAGCACCATATATATACAAAGGGGCTTGCATATCGGTAGTTAATTTTTTGCCTATCAGCATTTGACCGGTTTTCCAATCAGAAAGTTCCAACATATTGTCAATTAAATCAACTCTGTCGATGGTTGCACTGATTTGAGGAAGGTCTTTACCAACATCAAAAACAGTTTGAACTTCTGTGGCATAGGGTATCTCAGGGAGAAGAGAGAGTACATTGTAGAAATTATGGATACAAAGAATGCCTCGATTATACATGGAATCCTTGAGTTCGTCGCTTAACCCAAATACTTCATAGCTGCTCCATAAGCTAGCATAATCCACAAGCATATCAGGTAAAGTGTAGTTTCTATCGTTACTAGCTTGCTCAAAGAGGCTATGCAAATCAATACCAAGGCGATTGTAAATAGTTTCGGAATCATCGTTAATCCCCCTTATAGCTGTAAGATAGAACTTATATGGACACGCTTTGTAGTCTTCGATATATGAGCGACGAATTACAGCTGGTATTTCAAAATCAATACGAGGTTTTTCCTGTTCTTTTACTGTAAAGCAAATATCACAATAATGCAAGTCATTTTCTTTAATTGAACAATTTCTATGAAGATTGGCTTTACAAATAGTACACTTAACTTCTTTACGAGCATCAGCTATTGGTTGATTGCAGTTTTTACAATTCAAGTTATCACCTTAATTTACTAATGATGTAGTTGTAGGAGTTAGGATAATGGGGAAGATTGCAAGTACTACAGTCTTTAATGCCATTAAAAAGGATGGAGAAATGACCACCGCAGTTTTCTAGAGGATATAGAGGACAATAGCAAAAGAGGCAATTCATATCTGTAGATTGGGTTTCACAATCGTAGATACTATGACACGGGTAGTACTTGCAATCTTTATTAGCGAAGAATTTATAGCTATTTTGCATTGATGTTGCCACGATAAGCAGCCAAATCTTTCTGGAATTTATCGGTTAGGTGATAACCACACGAATTATATTCGTAACACCAACCACGATAGATACAATCCGGAACACAGGCGTTGAATAACTCAGGTTGAGTTTTAGCTAGCTCAATGAGAAAAGTCATCCATGCTTCACGTGTTTCAGGCGAAGCACATTTACAAAGACGTTTACGAGAAATATTAATTATGGCTTGAGCATTGGCAAAACATTCATGGTTGATAAGTGCAGATTGTGGAGAATTGTCTCTGTCTTCAGTAGAACTTCTATCAGGTCTTTGGCTTTTTACCCAATGTTCTATGCCAAATTTATGACGAACAAAGTGTACTGAAATCCAATATTTCAAATCAAACCAAGTCCAGTTAAAGTTTAATTTTCTAATAGGAGAATGTTCAGCAAGGAGCATACGATATTTCCAATTAGAAGACGGCTCTCCTTTTCCTGCTTCCATACCAATTGTTGTTCTAGCTGCATCAGCAACATCACGCCATGAACCAATGGTTTTAACAGGACTGATATTCATCAAAAAAGTCCTTTATGAAGTCAATTATTTCATTGTTACTAACTATATAACTTTGAGCAATTGTTATATTATTCTGGTGTTCATTAACAATGTAATTTTCAACAGTTATATAATCAGCTAATTGTTTGTTGGTAGATTCTAAATTGGATAGAAGAGTATCCAGGACATCGAGAGCATTATTATAAATATTATCAAAGTGAGCAAGTTTGTTTTTTTTGAAGATGTTTTTTAACATAAGCCCTCCTAATTAATTTAGTAATTCTGTTTCAAATAAGATAATACTATCACCACTTCTTTTGCCTTTAACCATGATTGTATTGCCGATATGAATATGTTGCTTGATTAGTGGGTCAGACCATGTAGAGGAAAATATAATTACTTTAATTCTACCAAATAGTGTTTCTAAGAAAACAAAGGCCATTTCACGATTATGCTTATCTTTGATAATTTTAATATCAATGATTTCTCCACCTTGTAGGGCTTTGTCACCGTCGATAAAAGTATCGAGAGGCTTAAATCCGTACTTTTCCATTGGATGGGCGGATAGATATAAGCCAAGGACTTCTTTTTCCCATTGAGCTTTAACTTTATCGTTCCAATCGAGTTTTTCAAATTGGTAATTCTCTTTGATTTGAGTTTTAGTCCTCTCAGACATTAGAAATTGCCAGAGTAATTCAGCTCTATTGGGGTTATCAAAATCGAAACAACCGGCTTTAATCAATGATACAACAACATTTTTTTTCAAAAACTGTTTCTCTCTGCGTTCAAGGAAGTCTTGAAAGCTTTTGATTGGTCGCATCGAAATGATGGCATTTACGGCACTAGCACCTACGTGTTTAATAGCGGTAATACGGTAGTTGATAGAATTATCTACAACTACAAAATTATCATTGCTATTATTGATGTCTGGTGGAAGTATGTTAATGCCCAATTGTTTGCATTCTGCAATATATTTGGCAATGGCATCTTGACCATCACCATCGGTTTTTTCACTACTCATCAAGGATGCGTAGAAGTGGACAGGGTAATAAGTTTTTAGCCAGGCAGTTTGGAAGGAAAGCATAGCGTATGAGGCTGAATGACTTTTGTTAAAGCTATAACCACCGGCAACTGCATCAACTATTTCATTCCATACTTTAACTGATTCATCATAGGAATTGATGACTTGATGGTTTAAACAATCGTGTATGAACTTTTCTCTAAGTTCAGTATCGTTGCGGATATCTTTGTTTTTTCTTACTTTTTTATCGGCAAACGCAATATCCCAACCTGCCAGAGTCTTGCAGTCAAGGAGGAACTGTTCTTGATAGGTGATAAGTCCTTCTGTTTCTCGCAAGTAGGGCATACGTGCTTCATGTACTGACCATTCTTTACCTTTTCTTCTAGCAATATATTCCTCCCAATCGCCTGTACCTGGCCTTATTAGGGCATTAATAGCAATAAGGTCTTTGAAGTTTCTTGGTTGCTGCTGTATTACTTTTTGTGCTTGATTGGAAAGCTGAAAAACACCGGAAACATTACCATTGCAAAGCTGTTCATAAACTTTGGGGTCATCGTAATCGATATTATACAGGTCGATATCATCATCAATGGAATCGAGACAACGCTTAATAAGGGGTAGTGTTTCAAGACCAAGGATGTCAAATTTGAAATGACCAATATCTTCTAACATATACTTATCAAATGCTACAATTCTCTTGCTTCTATCATCGGCTTTGGTTTTGATAGGAAGAAGTGAAGAAAGATTGGGGTATATAATGACTCCGCCAGCATGTTGGGATTCATGGCTGACTAAACCCTCTAATCTCTCAATTACTTGGAATTCTAATTGATGTTGTTTTTTGTAATCGAGAAGTTGTGGTGATTGTTCATAAGCTTCTGCCATTGTAGCAGCATCGCCAATGAGTTTGCTTATAGCATTTATTGACTGAGTATCGTGTTCAAAAGTGCTTAAAACCTTTCTACAACAAGCTTTCGGTGTTAGTGTTCCAAATGCTATGATTCTTGCTACATTGTCTTCTCCATACTTTGATTGTAAATCTTTGAACACGGCATCTTGGTCAGAGAAATCAACATCAAAATCAGGTTCTCTGCCATCTGCCATAAAACGTTCAAATAACAAATCATATTTGCTTGGTTCGATTCTGGTAATGTCGGTTAAATAAGCAACTTTGCTGCCAGCACCACTGCCTCTCCCATCACCAACGATAATACCATTTTTCCTAGCGGTAGTGACATAATCTTGAACGATGAGAAAGTAGCCACTGTAGCCATTTCTGTCAATTACATCGAGTTCATTTTGGACTTGCTGCATATATTCTCTGTTATGAGCAAAACCTTTTACTTTAGCACCTTTCATGATTTCTTGAGCCAAGACATTACGTTCTGTTAAACCTTCCGGAATGTTATAGAACTTTGGTAGATACTTATCTTGCACGATTTCTGCATTACACTTGTTGACTATTTCTATAGTATTGTTTAATGCAGCAATTTTTTGTTCATCACTAAGACCAGGTAAGGTATTAAACATTTCCTCTTCGGTTTTAAGCCAGAAGTCTTGGGTAGTAAAGCAAAACCGACTTTCATCGCTCATCTTTTTGTTAACCTGGATAGCCAATAAGACTTCATGGGTGAAAGCATCTTGCTGATGAATATAATGAACATCATTACTGGCAATAACTTTTATACCTAAGTCATTGGCAATCCTCATAGTGACCTTATTGGCCTCTAATTGCTCCTGTAAGCTGTTGGCTTGTACTTCCAAGTAGAAATCATCACCAAATAGATTACGGAACTTCTTGGCCCAAATTTGGGCTTTTAGAGACTCTCCGGAGAGGATGTATTGGTTGAATGTGCTGGCTAAACAAGCAGAAGTTACTATAAGACCTTCGTGATGTTTTTCAAGGATATCAAAGTTGATACGAGGTTTGTAATAGAAGTTTTCAACGTAGGAATATTCTTGGAGTTTGAAGATATTTTCGATACCTTTATTATTCTTGGCTATGACAATTAAATGACCGTTTTTACCG